ACAGAAAAACAAGCGAGGAAGAATAATGACACTGGTAATGGAAAGAGTTCTGGCGTGGAAGCTACTACCCCGCTTGATGATGATTATGATGTCAATATCCGCTTGGCGGGTTGTGGAGTGGTTTATGACCCTACCCGACCCAACAACACAGCAGTCCGCTCTCGTTAGTGTTGTTACTGGCGCAATGACAGGTGCATTTGCGGTTTGGATGGGACATGAAAAATGAAATACAGTAGAGCCAACTTTATTGACAAATTAATAGCGCATGAAGGGTTGGTCTTGACTGTGTACCAAGATAGCCTTGGTATTGATACAATTGGAATTGGTCGGAACCTAGAAGACCGTGGTATCAGCAAAGAAGAGTTAGACTACATGGACATACCAAGTATGGCTGTAGTATATGAACATGGTATTACAGAAGCTGATGCACGGTATCTTGCAGAGAATGACGTGCAGATTGTCGAAGAGGAACTTGTGAGAGCGCACCCTTGCGTAGACAAGTTGGACTCTGTACGTCAGCTTGTACTTATGGACATGGCTTTTAACATGGGTGTGCCACGTCTTTGTAAGTTTAAAAATATGTGGAACGCTATTCACAATGAAGATTTTCCTAATGCAGCAAAAGAAATGCTTGACAGCAGGTGGGCAATTCAGGTAAAATCACGTGCAACAAAATTAGCGAATGCAATGCATAATGGAGAATTTTAATGTTTAAGACTTGTAAGAACTGCCCGACACCAAGTAACTGTAAAGCAGTAGGCAAGTGCCAAAACAAAGGCAAATGATATGTGGCCTTATACAGAGGATGAAAACAAATGGCTAGGCAATTAACGGAAAAGCAGCAGACGCTACTTAATGTATTGTTTGAAGAAGCAGGTGGTGACATTGTACAGGCAAAGAAACTAGCAGGATATGCTGACACTTCTAGCACTTCGGATATTGTTAAGGGTCTTAAAGAAGAAATTCTGGAAGCTACTCAAATGTATATGGCACGTAATGCGCCGAAAGCGGCAATAGCGATGACAGGTGCGTTGTACAATCCAACTGAACTTGGTATTCGTGACAAGATGTCTGCCGCAAAAGAATTGCTTGACCGCACAGGTCTAGTGAAGACAGAGAAGATGCAGGTAGAAGCAAGCGGCGGTGTTATGCTTATGCCACCTAAAGCTGCTGTTGAGGAAGATGATTAATTTTTATGCCTAAAATATTAGATAGATTGGTATCACAACTTAGAGCAAAGGGAATGTCTGAAAAATCAGCATATGCTATTGCTACTAAAAAGTTACAAGAAAGTGGTAATCTTAAAAAAGGCACAGCAAAGCCTACAAAAAAAGGTGTTCGTAGAGGAAATATGACACCTGCACAAAGAGCAAAACAACGAGCATCAAAGCTATCTGGAAAGCCAGTAAGTGCATACAAATATAATGCAAAAACAAATAGAGCAACATTAAAATCATGACACGCAGTGTAGGTAAGTGGAAGTTACCACAGCCAACAGACATTAAAGAAGAAGAGGAATGGATAGAAATACCTCGTATTGCTAGAACCATACCCTTTGGATATAAAAAAAGTAATGACGACCCCGACATTCTTGAACCAATACCAACAGAATTAGATCTACTAGAAAAAGCACGAGAGCATATAAAACAATACAGTTACCGTGAAGTTGCAAACTGGTTAAGTACTAACAGTGGTAGATATATCTCACATGTAGGATTAAGGAAACGGTTACAGAATGAGCGACAGCGTAAGAACCAAGCTGCAAGCCTCCGCAAATGGGCAAACTATGCGGAAAAGGCAATCGCCAAAGCGCAGAAAATCGAAGAAGAAAGAACAGGCGCAAAAGCCAACGGTTGAAATACAGGAAACTGTAGTACCTGAATATGAAACTAGCAGCATAGAAGAACACGCTAACGTATTATTCAAACCCAACCCCGGCCCACAGACTGAGTTTCTTGCGGCTAGTGAACGAGAGGTATTGTATGGTGGTTCAGCGGGTGGTGGCAAATCATATGCCATGCTTGCAGATCCATTGAGATATATGGGGCATCCAGCATTTAGTGGATTGCTATTAAGACATACGACAGAAGAACTGCGAGAACTTATTTTTAAATCGCAGGAATTGTACCCAAAAATCTGGCCGGGAATTAAGTGGTCAGAAAGAAAAATGCAGTGGACTGCACCATCTGGCGCAAGGTTGTGGATGTCATATCTCGACAGGGATGATGATGTCTTGCGTTATCAGGGTCTGGCATTTAGCTGGATAGGGTTTGACGAGTTAACTCAATGGTCCACACCCTACGCATGGAATTATATGCGTTCTCGTCTAAGGTCCACTGCTCCTGATTTGCCTATCTTTATGAGGGCTACGACTAACCCCGGTGGTAGAGGGCATCACTGGGTAAAGAAAATGTTCATTGATCCCTCGCCATATAATAAAGCGTTTGAGGCAACGGACAGTGAAACAGGAGAGGTGCTACGATATCCAGCAGGACATCAGAAGGCTGGAAGACCTCTTTTTAAGCGAAGGTTTATACCCGCACGACTTTCTGATAATCCATACCTTGCAGAAGCAGGTGACTACGAAGCAATGCTTCTATCACTCCCAGAGCAGCAACGAAGGCAGCTTCTTGAAGGGGATTGGGATATCAAAGAAGGTGCAGCATTTACTGAGTTTGATCGCCGTATTCATGTTATTGAACCTTACGATATCCCTAACAACTGGGTTAAGTTTCGTGCCTGTGACTATGGTTACGGTAGCCACTCTGGTGTTATTTGGTTTGCTGTTGCGCCTGATGAACAATTGGTTGTATATAGAGAATTATACTGCAGTAAAGTACTCGCCACAGACTTGGCAGATATGATATTAGAAGCTGAAGCAGGAGATGGCAATATTAAGTATGGTGTTCTTGACAGTTCTCTTTGGCATAAGCGTGGCGATACTGGTCCTAGCCTTGCTGAGCAAATGATTAAACGTGGATGTCGTTGGCGTCCATCAGACAGAAGTAAAGGCAGTCGTGTCGCAGGTAAGAATGAGATACATAGGCGTTTACAGGTAGATGAATTTACAGAGGAACCTAGACTTGTTTTCTTTAATACTTGCACAAACATCACGGCCCAACTTCCCGCCATACCGCTGGACAAGAAAAACCCAGAAGATATCGACACTAATTCGGAAGATCACTTGTATGATGCGTTAAGATATGGTATAATGTCTAGACCAAGATTTAGTATATTTGACTACGATCCAACAGCTAGGCACAGTACAACAAAGCATGTTGCAGATGCGACTTTTGGTTATTAAGGAAAAAACACATGGCTGAACAAGAAGACGAAATTACTATGGATGAAGATGCAATCGCATTGGAAGATACAGAAGATTCTGTAATTGAAGATGCTTCTGTTTCAGGTATTATTCCTTTTATTCTAGAAAAATATAATCGCGCTGAAGATTATAGATATCAGGATGAAGAACGATGGCTAAAGGCATATCGTAATTATCGTGGTCTGTATGGTCCTGACGTGCAGTTCACTGAAACAGAAAAGTCGCGTGTTTTTATTAAAGTTACAAAAACCAAAACGCTGGCAGCATATGGTCAAATTGTAGATGTATTATTTGCTAATAATAAATTTCCTTTGTCTGTTGATCCTACAGAATTGCCAGAAGGTGTTGTTGATAATGTACACTTTGATCCTAATTCACCTCCAGATCAACAAACAGGAGAAGAACTTACAAACCCCTATGGATTTGCTGGTGATGGGCAAGATTTACCACCGGGGGCAACTTACAAATCTCTCTTAGATAAAACAGGACCACTAAAAGAAGTACTGGAGCCTGTTGAAGATAAATTAAAGGAAGGTCCGGGAAAAACTCCAACATCCATTACTTTTAGTCCAGCTATGATTGCTGCTAAGAAAATGGAAAAGAAAATACACGACCAGTTGCAGGAATCTAGTGCAAATAAGTATCTTCGTAGCACTGCATTTGAAATGGCGTTATTTGGTACTGGCGTAATGAAAGGTCCGTTTGCCGTAGACAAGGAGTATCCTAATTGGGATGAAAGTGGTGAGTATGATCCTATATACAAAACTGTTCCACAAATATCTCACGTTTCTGTTTGGAATTTTTATCCAGACCCAGATGCTAATAATATGGATGAAGCGCAGTTTGTAATTGAGCGGCATAAAATGTCACGTACACAACTTCGTGCATTGAAGAAACGTCCGTACTTCCGTGGTAGCGTAATTGATGAAGTTATTCGTATGGGAGAAAATTACAATAAGAAGTATTGGGAAGATGATCTCGAAGACTATGCGCCAGAACATGGAATTGATCGTTTTGAAGTTCTTGAATATTGGGGTACTGTAGACATAAGTATTCTAGAAGAACAAGACATAGATGTTCCAAGTGAACTAAAAGATTTTGATGAACTACAGGCCAATGTTTGGATTTGTAACAATAAACTTATTCGTATGGTTTTAAATCCATTTAAACCTTCTCGTATTCCTTACATGGCAGCACCATACGAACTGAATCCATATTCATTCTTTGGTATTGGTATTGCAGAAAATATGGATGATACGCAGACACTAATGAATGGCTTTATGCGTATGGCTGTGGATAATGCTGTGTTGTCAGGAAATCTACTTGTAGAAGTGGATGAAACTAATCTTGTGCCGGGACAAGACTTGTCACTGTATCCGGGCAAGGTATTCCGTAGGCAAGGCGGCGCACCGGGTCAGGCTATCTTTGGTACAAAATATCCGAATGTATCACAAGAAAACATGATGATGTTTGACAAGGCTCGTGTGCTTGCAGATGAAAGCACAGGCTTTCCTTCATTTGCACACGGACAGACAGGTGTGTCTGGCGTAGGTCGTACAGCAAGTGGCATTTCTATGTTAATGAATGCGGCTGCTGGTGGAACTAAAAATGTAATTAAAAATGTAGATGATTATCTTCTTCGTCCTTTAGGCGAAGGATTTTTTCGTTTTAACATGCAGTTTGATTTTGACCCAGAGATACGTGGTGATCTCGAAGTTAAAGCACGTGGCACTGAAAGTCTTATGGCTAATGAAGTTCGCAGTCAAAGACTCATGCAATTCTTGCAAGTTGCAAGCAATCCAGCATTGGCACCATTTGCAAAGTTTCCTTATATTGTTAGGGAAATTGCAAAATCACTCGACTTGGACCCCGACAAAGTAACTAATAATATGGATGAAGCCGCAATACAGGCAGAGATTATGAAAGGCATGCAAGCACAGGCACAACCACCGGGTGCGCCAGCAGGTGCTGATGCCATGGATACATCTGGTGCAGGTGGCGGTACAATAGGTACAGGACAGGCTCCTGTGCCGGGTGAACAAGGATTTAGTGGAAATGGACAAGCAGCAGATACTCAGCCGCCTCAAGCCGCTGGTGGGCAACAACCGCCAATGGGAGGCGTTCAATAATTACTTAGATGATACGATTAATCAGCATCATAAAGTAATGGAACAATCATTAGATACAATAACTTTACACAGGCAACAGGGTGCTATTGCGGCACTTCGTAAATTAAAACAGCTAAGAGAAGAAATTAACAGTGGATGATAATACTTTAGTAGAAGGATATCTTAATATCCTAAAAACAGAAGAAGGCACTGGATATCATAGTGATATGGCTGGTAAAACTACTAGACCATATGGTGTGCTACATACTATGGGTTTAGATCCCAATAATTATTCTGACGATCCAACAGGTAGATCTTTAGCAAAAGATGTTGTAAAAAAACATCTCGAAGCCCTAAGAAAACAAAAAATTGATTTTGATAATATGCCTACTTCTATGAAGTTAGTTGCTTTAGATACGCACTACAATCTTGGAACATTTAATAGTACGCCTAGTTTTAAAAAGGCTTTACAAAATAAAGACTATAAAAAAGCATTATATGAAACTTTAGATGTTATTACAACATATGATCCAAGTACTAAGAAAAACGCAATATCTTCTGGACATGCTGGTAGACGTGCAAGATTTTATAATTATGCGGCTCAAGATTTAGATCTTCCTTTGATAACGGAAGTTAAAGCAGATAAAAAAAGACCTGTAGTCACGTATACTACTGAAGATGGTGATCTTGCTAGAAAAGTAGTATTTAAACAATCAAAGTATCACACAATGAGTAAACCCGGTATTAGGGATATGACTAAAGAAGCTGGCATTATTTTTAGACCAGATATTGAAGATACATCAGGATTTCAACCTTTTAAAAAAGAAGATCAGTTTATTGATCAAAAATCACCTATTGAAGATACTGGAATAATAAATAATGTTGATGATACTTTAAAAAGAGAATCAAACGAACAAGTAACCGAAGATAGCATTTTGGATAAAGCTAAAAAAAGTGTTTCCGATTTGTTTGAACCGAGAAAAAGAATTGTTCAATCTGGTGATACTTTAATAAATATTGCTAAAGACGAAGGTTTAACATTTTCTGAATTACTGAGTATGAATCCAGAGTTAGCATCTGATCCTGATGATATTAAAGTCGATCAGTCAATAAATGTTAGTAAAGCTGGTTTATTTGGTAAAGGTATGACATTAGGTGAAACTAATATAGGGTTTAATAAAGGCGGGAGTGTAACAATGGCTCAACAAATGGATATGTTTGAGGAAGGCGGTTTGCTACAGGAAGGTGGTACAGTTGATCCTGTATCTGGGAATGATGTTCCTGTAGGATCACTACAAGAAGAAGTACGTGACGATATTCCGGCACAACTTAGTGAAGGTGAGTTTGTTATGCCTGCTGATGTGGTACGATATCATGGTTTAGATAAAATGATGGCATTACGAGATGAAGCAAAAGCAGGTCTTTCTCGTATGGAAGCGATGGGTCAAATGGGTAATGCTGAAGAGGCTACTATTCCAGATGGTATTCCATTTGGCATGGAAGACCTAGAACTCGAAGAAGAAGAAGGTTCACTCGAAATGCAAGTAGGTGGTTACGTTCCGTATTCGCCATATTCGATGGAAGCTGCGCCCACAACTCCATACAAAGGTGTGCAGCCAACATTTGAGCAACTAATGCCAACTACTAGCGGACAGTATTCTGAAATTAAAACTTTTGTCAATGATGCTGGTATGATACTGAACATTCCATTTATTGGGGGAAAACCAATCTATCCTATACCTCCCGGTTATAGATTAAAACAGGCTGGACCTGCAGCACCTGAAATGCCTTCTGCACCAACAGTACAAACACGTGCGCCAGAAGTAAAGCCAGAAGGAAGAGAAGAGCGGGACGATACAGCAGACAGATATGATGCTATTAGACAAACTAAAGAACTATTGGGTGTTACAGGAACTGAAGGGTTTGACATAACTAATCTAATTCCCGGTGTAGGTTTTATTTCAGGGTTGCTGGGTAAAGAATCACCAAAAATCGGTGGCAGAACACAGCAGATGGGGCCACCAACAGAAAAGGTTTATCGTGCTAGACAAAGAGCCGCAACAAATCTAGGCATTGAAATTACAGGAAATGTAGGTTTTAATAAAGGTGATGTTGATCCAGCTTCTGGTGGTGTATTTAATCGTTATGGTATTTCTACTAATCCAGAAACTGGAGATGCTATTGGAACAGGTTCTGACGCAAGTTATGCTACCTTTACCGATTTTACAAATGTAATATCTGCTGGAAACAAAGCGGGTTGGAGAGGTGGTTTTATTGGAACTCAAGACAGTTCTGCGTATAAAGCACTAAATGAAACACAACGCCAAAAATATGATGACTTCCTTGGCTATCTTGAAGCTGAAACAAATGCAGATAAACCTCTTACGGAGTTACCATCTCCTAAACCAGAAGTTCCAACAACACAAACAGAAATGTTATTGGATGAGCCAGCAGCAGTAGAAACAAGGCGTCCAGATATGCTTGATACACAGCCTGCATATCCGCAACCTCTATATGACGCTGAAGTTCGTAGGGTTCCTCTTGAAGAATTGTATCCAGATATGAAACAACCTGAAGATAGGGATTTTATAGATTTTCCATCTGAGGCAAAGCCTGAACCAGATATTGGGTTTGCAGACACATGGATGGATGAAAGTTATAGTCCGACACCTACAGATAAATATGCTAGAGAAGCTGCACGTGAAACTGGAATAGATCCTCTAGGACTTATGCGACCAAAAGAAGATGAATCTTTTGCTAAAGCACAGGAAGCTGCTGGACGTAGGCGTGAAGAAATTATTGCTAGGGCAGATGCTAGAGAGCAAGAGATTGCCAGAAGAGAAGCAGAATTTGCGAAAAGACAGGCAGATGAGGCTGCAATTGCAAGACAAGAACAAATAGAAAAAGAAAGAGCAGCTGCTGAAGAGAGAGAACAAAGAGCCGCTGTACGTAAAGCAGCCGAAGAAAAAGCTGCGGCAGAAAGAAAGCAAAGAGAAAGAGAAAATCTAGCTGCAACTGCTGAAGCAGATAAAGATAGAACTAGCACAGCTAACAAACATGGATTTTCAGATGATAGAGTTCGTGATGACCAAGGAACAGCTACAGGCGTAGATAAAGATGGTCGTATTTCTTACGATAAAGATCACGATTGGTCAAAACCAACTCAAACTAAAGTTAAAGAAGAAAAAGGTGACGGCGGCGGCGGTGGAGGCGGCAAGATTGTCTGCACAGAAATGTATCGCCAAACACAACTTGATGATTGGGCAAAGGCTATAAAAATTTGGGATGTTTACCAGAAAAAACACTTGACACCATATCATGAAAAAGGTTATCATTGGTTATTCAAACCATATGTTCAAGGTATGAAAAACAGTAATCTTCTAACAAAATTTGGTGCATACTTAGCGAAACAAAGGACGCAACACTTACGTCATGTTTTGACTAAAGGACGTGCTAAAGACAGCATAGTTGGAAATATTTGGTGTAAAATTATTCATCCAATTGTGTATTTGGCAGGAAGAATTAAGTAGTTAAACGGAGAATTATTATAATGGCTAAACAACCAACACTTGCAGATTATCAAAAAACAGTACAACAGCGTTTCGATAATTTGAACGAAGAGGATAGAATGCTTCTTCAGGATCTTATTGGAACGCCTACTATTCGTGCTATAGGAAGGGTTCTTGGTAGTGAAATATTGTCATACATTGATATTGAATCACCTAGAACCTCTCGTAGACGTGGTTTAGCAGCACGTTAAATTGCTAAATTAACTGGCTTACCCATCCCCCGACATGGCTACGGTGGCCCCAGATTAGGAGAAAAGTAAATGGCAGAAGCCGCAGAAATTATGGCTGAAGAAATGCAGTCACCAAAGAAAGTTGCGTTTGCAAATCGTAAATACACTAATGAAGAAAAACGCAAAATGGAAGAAGAAGAACTTGAACAACTTCTAAAAGAACAACGTGGAGAAGTTGAAGAGGAACAAGAACCTAAAGAAGCTGAGCCTACTAACGCTGAAGAAAAAACATTTAAGAAGCGTTACGGTGACTTGCGTAGACATATGCAAGATAAAGAAAAAGAGTTTCAAGATCAAATTAACGAACTAAAATCACAGCTAGATAGTGCAACTCGTAAAGAGATTAAATTGCCTAAATCAGATGATGATCTAGAATCGTGGGCTTCTGCATATCCTGATGTAGCAGCTATTGTTGAAACTATTGCTATCAAGAAAGCTAAAGAACAAGCAGAAGCATTAGAAGAACGGATGAAAGCCGTTGATGAAATGCAGTATACTGCTAAAAAAGAAAAAGCTGAAGCAGAACTTTTGAGATTGCATCCTGACTTTGACGAAATTCGTGATAGTGATGAATTTCATGATTGGGCAGTAGACCAACCTAAATGGGTACAGGATGCATTGTATGAAAATGACAACGATGCACGTTCTGCTGCACGAGCAATTGATTTATATAAAGCTGACATGGGAATTACTACGAAGAAAAGTAGTAGTACTAAAGATGCAGCTAAATCTGTGTCTACAAAGAATAGTAGAAGTAAACCGCAGGATAATGAGTCTTCTACTTATCTGAAAGAGTCACAAGTTCAAAAGATGTCGCCGCAAGAATATGAAGCGAAATCTGACGAAATCATGGAAGCTATCCGTAGTGGAAAGTTTATCTATGATGTATCTGGTTCAGCCAGATAAAAAAAGTGTTGACAAATAGTTATTTTTTCGTATAACTATAGTCAATAATAGTGTAGGTGGGTTAGCTACTTGCCTACACTAATCAGCAAACACAACCTATGTCTTACGGATTACCTGACGAACATGGCCCGTTGACTATCTGGTAGGCCAACTAGATAAGATACGCACCCATAGTGAATCAGCCTCTGATTAGTCTGGTGAGTTTGTATCTGTTTAAATGCCAATAATAGGAGAAATATCATGGCTTTTACTACCGCAGCCGGGTATGGTAATCTTCCTAACGGTAATTTTTCACCAGTCATTTACTCCAAACAGGTGCAACTTGCTTTCCGCAAGGCCGCTGTTTGTGAGGCAATCACTAACTCCGATTACTTCGGTGAGATTGCAGCAATGGGTGATTCCGTTAAGATTATCAAGGAACCCGAAATCACAGTTAAGGCTTACGCACGTGGTACAACCATCACGCCGCAAGACCTTGACGATGAAGACTTCAGCCTGACAATTGACAAAGCTAACTACTTTGCATTTAAGGTTGACGACATTGAAGAGGCACACTCACACGTAAACTTCCAGTCATTGGCAAGTGACCGTGCTGCGTATCGCCTTGCTGACCAGTTTGACCAAGATGTTCTTGGCTACCTTGCTGGTTTTACACAGTCTGCTCTTCATGGTGCGCCAGACACTGTTAACACCACTGTTAACGGCACAAAGGCTGTCGCAACTGCT